GTTTCATCGAAGTGTCTGGCGTTATTAAAAAGCACGGCGAAGACTGCAACAAGATGTCCTTAATCCCTGCAATCCACATTCAGGAAATCACTATTGAAGAACCATCAACCCCCGAGAAGGAAGGGAGAAAGTAAAATGGACGAACTCGATTTGATTACAGGAGACATTCCAGAAGAGGAAAAAAGAAATATCCCCGTAGCCAAGGGCGGCTACGAAATGTGGGTTGTCAAACATCAGCCGCACACGGTTGCTGACATGGTTCTTCCCGCAACTATCAGGAACAAGATTGACACCGCATTGCAGCTCAATGCGTTTGGACATTATGTGTTCTACTCGGCTGCGTCTGGTACTGGCAAGACAACGCTTTCCAAAGCGATTCCTGCCACCCTCGGAACCTCGTTCAAGTTCTTCTCTGCACGAGAACAGTCCGACATCTTTACCGACATTGAAAGCTACGCAAGCCTCGCCTGTCCTAACGGCATTCCACGTTTCGTTGTTCTCGACGAAGCCGACCATCCGAACAGGCCCGAAGAGTTCTACCGTAAGCTTCAAGGATTGATTGAAGACACCCAGAGCACAATCCGTTTTATCTTGACTTGCAATGCGTTCCATCGTCTCCCCAATGCAATCGCTTCAAGATGTTTCTCCGTTTCTTTCGACTACCCCAAGGATGACGAAAACTTGAAGCAGGCGATGATTGCAAAGATGATGTCCATCGCACAGGAAGAAACTGCAATGTATGGCGGCACGGTTGACCCTAACACGGTGAATGAAATCGTTGAAAAGTGCTACCCAGACATGCGACTGATGACATCCACGATGTTCAACAACTTCTTGGAAAACAAATGTTCAATCAAGGGCGATGTGACGGTTATCAGCACGGAGTACACGAACAAGTTGGTAGAGTTCGTCCTGAGGGGTGACGACTTGGGCGCACGTAAGTTTGTGCTTGACAACTATGTTGACTTTGACAGTCTGTTCAACAACTTTGCCGATATCATCATATCGAAGAACATCCTTCCCCCGATGGCAAGGCTTGAATTCAATGTTGCCACTGGCCAATACGCTCAGATGAGCGAGTTCCAAGTGAACCCGTATACCGTCGTAAATGCGTACATATCCAAGGTTATTCTCCTGCTTTACAAGTACGGATTGTTGAGACTGGTTCAACCGACGGCAGGTTAGCATGAAGTTTAGCGTTTCACAATTTCTCAGAAACCGCATGGCAGGGGTTCCTGTTTCCGTTGAGGAAGAGGACACCTTCGAGCCGTATCTTGTACAGGTCGCCCTTGAAAACGACCCGAGGATGAACGATATCCTGCTCCAGACAAATACCAAAAGCTTCTTCCATCTAACGAAGAAGCAGCAGGCTCATTCGTTTGACTGCTTGCAGGGAATGCGTCTGAATATGCCGTACAACCCCAAGCGAGGGGAACGTGTTGCCAAACTGAAAGAGGAAATTTCTGCATACATGAAAGAATTTGGCATGGATTACAATTCCGCCAAGGCGATAGTGCTTGAAAACGCTGGAATGAAACTATGATTAAGAACGCATTGAAAGAAGAAGGAAAAATCTTTACCCCGCTGAATATCGTTAATGTGCTTCTCGATATTGCCAAGTACGTCGGGTCCGAACGCATCCTTGAACACCATTTTATGGACAACAGCGCAGGCGACGGAAACATCGTCGTTGCCGCTATTTCCAGATACTGTGTCGAACACATCCGTGTCAAGAAGGGCAATAAGGGCTTGAAAGAAGCGCTTGAAACCTACATCCACGCAATCGAACTGAACAAGTCGAACTTCCGTCAGTTGAAGAAAAGACTTGACGATACAGCGGCAATGTACGGCGTAAGCGACGTTAACTGGGATATCCGTCTTGGCAACTCCCTTTCAATCAAGGATTATGACGGAAAGATGGACTATGTTGTTGGCAACCCGCCTTACGTCCGTGTCCATAATCTCGGAAAGCTGTACGATGTTGTCAAGAACTACAAGTTTGCCGACCAGGGAATGTGCGACCTGTATCTAGCATTCTTCGAGCTTGGTATCAGGATGCTTAATGACAAGGGCATCCTCTCGTATATAACCCCGTCTTCTTGGATGCACTCTACATCTGGTGCGAATTTCAGAAAGTATTTGCTGGAAAACGGAAACCTTTCGTGCCTTATCGACTTCGGTCACAAGCAGGTCTTCAAGGGAATTACGACTTACTCGATGATTACCTGTATCGACAAGAGCCTCCACAATGCCGATGTCAAGGTAGCCAACTTCAATGAGTTGGACCAGCTTTTGAACAACACCTGCAACCGTCTTTCCCTTTCCGAGATGAATATCGACGGAAAGTTCTATATCGGTAATTGGAGCGAACTGAAAGAACTCCGTGAGATTAAATCAGGTAATTACCAGAAAAAGGTTGTCGTCAAGAACGGGTTTGCAACCCTTGCCGACAGTGTGTTCATCGACGCTGATGACCTCCCGAGAATGTACTGTATTCCTGTCCTGAAGGCATCTACTGGAAAGTGGGGAACCTGTTTCTATCCGTATGATGTCGGTGGCCATCCAATACCGAAGGAAGACCTGTTGAAGCCGCACCGCTTTGGCGACTCGATGGATGACTCTGTTGAAGCCTTCCTTATCCACCACAAGAAGGAACTCTTGAAGGGTAGAAAGGACAAACCAGATTTGGACTGGTGCCACTTCGGTAGAACCCAGGCAATCAACGATGTCTACAAGAACAAGCTTGCAGTGAACACTGTCGTTAAGGGAAATGACACGGTCAAGGTGAACTATGTCGAGTCTGGAAAGGGTGTTTACTCTGGTTTGTACATCATGGGTAACGACTGTCGAGTTGACATCACTGTTTTGACCGCATTGCTGACCGAGAGGCGGTTTACCGACTATGTGGCATTGTTGAAGAACTACAAGAGCGGTGGATACTACTCATTCAGTTCACATGACCTCGAATGCTATCTCAACTACAGACTTAGCCTGATTAAGGAACCGAAAATCATATACATTGGATAAGTAATTGATTATGACTACGCCTAACAGCCCAGAGTATTTTTGCCATCTAGCCAAGCGGTTAGTGTACACCGAACCTAAGCTGAAATCCGTTGTCCGTACACTTGTAAAGAAGTCCATACCCACAGGGTATGAACTTCAATCCGTAATCAAAATGGCCACAATATCTGTGACCTATCGGGCGGAGCTTTGTAACAGGCGCAAGCCTGATAAGCGGATGCTTTGCGATTTCGTGTATAAGGATGGAAAGCTGGAAATTTGCGCATCGTGCGTAAACATGTTCAAACAGTACTATGTCTATCCAGACAGGCCGTATGCTTTGAAATGCAGCAACGCCACGGAAAGTTTCCCATACGATGAAGGAAAGCTTACGAAAACACTTAAAATGTTTGACACTTTGGAGAAAATATGAAAGAACTTCATGTTAAACGATTTTATGGAACAGCCGAAGCTCCTATGGTAACGGCTAACGCATGCTGCGACTTTGTCAATGACAATAAGGGAATAGATGTTGTCCAGATTGTTCATTCTAACAACGATGTATTCCTTTATTATAGGGGAAAGGAACGTGAGTAATATATGGTGTGCAACATTCAAGCTCAAGCCAAAGGCTGATAAGGTTACTGTGTTCTTCAAGTTCACTGAGCCGCATACCCTGTTGGTAAATGCAAGAGAGGCACTCCGTAAAATGTACGGCGATGATGTTGTCGAAGATGCAACGCCACTGGAACTTAGTGCATGGCAAAAACTCAAACAAGCTTAAACAAGGAGACCAATATGGAATTAAGATGTCAAGTCGATATGAACTGGTACGAGGTGGGTAAGGAAACTCCTCGTGAAGGAATTCTCCTGTTCATGGTTACGGACAAGGAACCCGACCTTATTTACAGCGGATACTACATCCAAGGTAGTTTCCGCATCCTAGGTCAAATGGGTGGCATCCTTATGCTCAAGGATAGCAACGTCACTCACTTCGCATACATGAACAACAACATGCTCCCGAAGAACTGCAAGCCAGGTTGTCTCGGTAGCGGCTGGCGTCTGACTAAGGAAATGCTTCCAGAAGATGACGAACCTGTTGCGATTTGGCCAAGTTTCCAAGGACGCCAGTTCGCTATTTGGAACAAGGCTTGCGACTGCTGGGACGACGAGAGCGGAGACGACTACCTTTGTGATAAGGAGGCCGTCGAAAAATGGTTCCCGATTAACTGGGGCGGATTGGCTTAAAAGGAGTACGACTATGTTGTTGGACGAAGATGAAATACAAACAGTATCAACCACTCTGTATCAATATCAGAGTACAATTGACAGCCTAAAGAGTATCAGGCGTAAACTGGAAGATGCTGTCGATGGTCAGGGAACCTGTGAAGACAAATACCATAAAGTTCGTAGTGCACTTTATGAAGATTATGGCATAATTGAGCACTTGGACAGACTCATCGTGGATGGCATGATGTATCTTGAAAGCAACCCTGTTAGCGAACTTATCGATAACCTCAAGGATGTATTCAGCGGGGTTCCTGTTGTGGTTGAAAACAAGGTTATGGACCCTGTCAGTTTCTATTACCCGTTAAAGGGAAGTATCAAGCTGATTGGTGTAGCCCGCAACCGTGAGGCTTATCTCGCCACGCTTAAACAGATTGGTGACAAACATGTCGAGGGATGCATGGCTCTTGTTGGCGACGAACTTATCAATGTCACGCCAGAAGGTAAACTTGAACACGAGCCGAAAAACGGCCCCGTAATTCCTGAGGATACGATGGATTACCTCCATTGGAAACGTGGCGTTTAAACAACTCCATATAAAAGAAAAGGGCAAGCGAGATGCTTGCCCTTTAATGTTTTCACGCCTATTAGACGTACTTGTATCCAGGCGGAATCCAGATTGTGAACCTGTCGTACTGGAACGTTGCCTGCCACTTACCGAGTTCGGCCACGCCGTAGGTTCCCTTCTGGGGAAGTTCAACCTTCTTCGGCCATGCGTTTATATACGTGATGGAGAAGATGCAGTCACCATACATCCAGTCATAGTATTCAAGCGTCACGGTCTGGTTACGGAGCAGCTGAACCGTCGGGTTGGTCCAGTTTGCCTGTTGGCCGAGACCAAGGTGAATGTGGTTGGACGAATCCTGTGCGATACGGTTCGTCTGCCAGTTGGCATCGGAACGGTTTGCCAAGGTGAGCTCACCTGTATTGTAGATGAGGTTTCGCCATTCCATCATTGCTTCATACGGAGCCATGTCTTCCGTACATACACCACCGATGGAGAATTCGCCATCGAGGCCACGCTGACCGACAGGATAGTGCTTGTCGAAGCCCATGTACTGGAACGACTTTTCCTGCAAGGTCACAGCGGGGATTGTAGGCGGCTCTTGTACATACAGGGCAAACGATTCTTCACCGTCCTGAATGTCGAACTGGTCGTGGTTCTGAAGACCCATGCCGAAAGCGTGGAAGATTTCGGTGGAAATCAGCATACGCCAGCGGCTGGTCCTATACGGGTCGGCCAAGGTGTCAATGGCAGAGCCAAAGAACACCTTTTTCTTCAATTCGTCATCAATTGTCTGATTGATACCCATAGTTTACCTCCCATTACACATAAAGTGAAGTGGTCTGAGTGTTGCTAGAACCATTGGACTCAACAATAGTTCTCAATGTAATCCAGCGAGAGGTCTTGGTTGGCTTCAAGCGGAGGTCCACGTGCAGCTCGTTCCTGTCGATTACGTCAGGCGTGTTGTTCGTGTCGTCGCAGATTGCCGTACCTGAGTACAAACCAGCCGGGTTAGAGTTCATGATTGCATCCAATTGAGCCTGCAAGTCAGACTGAATGTTGGTACGCAGGTTGGTCGTATTCAACTGGAAGACCTTTCTATCCAAGTAGTGATAGAACATCTTGTGAATACCAGCCAAGAGCATAGCCACATGAATCTGGTCGAACGCAGAACTTTCCTTCTGCATCGTGAAGTCACCCCAGATGAACATTCCACGGCTGTTGAAACGAGTCGGGTTGACCCTGATTTCAGTAAGACGTGCAATGTTGGAATCCGTGTCTTCAGGATACTTGAAGGTTCTCGGATACTTTTCGGTTACGCCCCATTCCGTCGGAATTACAGCGTTGATTTCGCCAGCAGGCGGCAACCACCAAATTCCGTTAGCAGCGTTAGCCGTGATGATAGATGCCAACTGGACGGACTTCACGACTTCTACGTTCATGAGAGTGTAGTAGCTGTCGAAGAAGATGCCACGTCCATCGTAGATTGCACCCCAACGGCCCTTTACACCGAATCCCTGAGCGCCAATCATCTTGCGGAGGGTCGTTTCGATGTTGGCTTCGCCTACGCCGTCAAGGATAGCAAAGCAGTCCTTACGGAGTTCGCAGACGTTAAGGATGGCGGAGATAACCGTTCCGTCAAGAGTTTCACGGTTCTTCTTGAACAGGTTGTTGATACCCGTACCAGCACCGATGAGCATAGACACGTCCGTACCGTCCTTGTCAAGGAAGAGGTTCCAAGCGTTGGCCAGAGTTGCCGTGTCGCTGTTGTTGGCTGGCGTGTATTCCCAGATAGCGTCGTTGATGATTGCAGGGTCACGTTCATCGTAAGAGAGCATCGTGGAAACAGAGTCGAGGTGTCCGTTTTCAACGCTCTGAGACATGTCGTAAGCGTTGTTCGTCAAGAAGTTGTCGAGGATGCCGCTATCGTTGATGAGAAGCCTTGCACCGCTGTCCGTGAGAACAGAGTCGGCCATGTCACCAATGAAGAGGTTTCCGTCGTCGAAGACGTACGGAACGATTGTTCCTTCCATCTCGTAAGACTTGCCGTTGAAGTGGTAGGTGATGTAGAGGTACATCCTTGCGATGGCCTCGCCTTCCGAAGAAAGCACATACACCTGCTTTGCAACGCCGTTGAAGTTCACATCTTCGTACTTCACAGAAGCAAGACCCATTGCGTTGAACGAAGCACCAACTTCGTCGCTCACAAGGAGCTTGTCGGTACGCTGGATTACACCGTTGTTGTAAGCAGTGTAGGCGAACAGGAGCATGTCATTTTCACCTTCTTCTGCACCCTTAACGAGGAAGTCTTCTTCCTGTACGTTTGCAGGAACGGTGAGGTCGTATGCACCAAGCATGTTAAATGTTAGACCATCCTTTCCAGCCACCCAAATGTTGGCGTTGGATGCGGTCAGGTCAACCAGCTTCCATTCACTATTAGTACCGAACTTGTCGGCCTTTCCAGTTTCCTTATCGAAGGTGATGTCTCCGCTGTGGCTGAGTATCACGATGTCCTTGAACGTGTTGATGTTCTTGACCTCGTAGATATCATCCTTAGTGAAGATGCCGTCTCCGTCGGATGCCTTGTTCGTCTTCTGAGGTACGAATACAACAAGGTCGCCAATTCCGTACTGAGTTGCTGTTCCGAAAGGCACCTGCACGCCAATTGTAGTCGTCGTGTTGTACTTCGTCTTGTCTGCAGCTTCGGTAATCTGGGTTACGTTGTTGCCAAGGTAGGTGTTGATTGCGAAACCTTCACGGTTGAATGCAGCGAGGATGTTCTTTGTCGTAGCAGTGAGGTTTTTAATCTTGTTTCCAAGAAGAGTGTCACCAAGAAGCGTGTTTCCATCTACTTCATCACCGTTCTTTTCAGTGATGGTTACTGCACCAGAACCAGTCACATTGGT